TAGGCGGCGCGCATTAAAAAAAAAAAAAATGATAAACGCTATGAGGGAAAAATCCAAACGTCGCCGCCCTACGAAATTTTTATTGAATAAAATCTCTCGTAATATGAATACTATAACGAATCAATTAAAAAACGGAGACAAAAGTAGGCAGCGCGCATTAGCAAAAAAAAAATGATAAACACTATGAGGGAACAATCCAAACGTCGCCGCCCTACGAATGTTTTATTGAAAAAAATCTTTCGTAATATGAGTAAATTGGACAAACGGTTGAAGTCACGTTAAGAAAGGGATTGTTCAAAGTCCGTTTCAGTGACGGAGCAACCCAAATGAACTTCTTCTTTTTTGATGCGTTTGGTGGGTTGTCTCAAGACATAAGAACCATTTTCTCGTTCGTCTAAAATGGTAGTCCAAGTGTGTTCCATCTCTTCCAAAGTTAAATCAAACCACGCTTTACATCTCGGCACATAGACACACGAATAGACGTCCAATTTCCAATATACATTCTTAAACCATCCTTCTTTAGGTTCGGCGTCTAAAAATTCCAACGGATACAAATGATCCAAGTCCATATATTCGTATACATATACATCGTTTATGATGTAAACTTTTATAATACCTTTTCTCTTTTCATCGTGAGACAAATGAAATGAGCCATCTTTTAAAAATGCGTCGTATGAATCGTATTCGGTGAATTTTGTCTCCACAAAATCGCAATCGTCTAAGTCGCATACTTCCATTTGTATTTGCATTTGAACATAATAATCGTGTTTAGGAATGCCTGTGATTTCACGGCTCACCACATTTTTTATTTCAATCATTCGTCCGTAATTATGGGCTCCCGTCACGATGCCGTCAGGTGAAGCCGCCAAGAAACTATGTTTTGGATGTTCGATACAACCAAATTCGCTTATCGTTGTATCATTTAACCATTCGTATATGTTTACACTAAGCGGTTCGTATTTATGACCCCAAGTCATAGGCGTTTCACTCAACGAAGGTCCGTATTTCTTAGGTTCTAATGGTTTACATTTTTCGTAAATGAGTTGGTTACGGACCTTTTCTTTGTCTGAATAAGCTTTCCACGCATTGCTCGCGGTGATATGGTTCGCGCGAAAATCATACCAAGCGTCCGTGCGCTGTTCTGGTTGAGTCACGGATTGTAAGTGTTCTATATGTTCTTTTATAGAAGGACGTAAGGCGATTTGTTCCTCCATGGTGGAAATAAAACTAGGATAGCTCCGTTTTAATTTTAACTCTTTGAGACAATCGTCCAAGTCGTGTTCTATCCAACGATCGATAGTTTCTTCGTCCATAAAGTCCGCGACAAACTCCTTTAAATAGACGATTACACTGGATTCCAACGTATTGTGGATAAGGTGGTGTGGGCAGTCCAAGAAAACATTATAGATTTCGTCGTTAAACATTATCTATAATATTATAGATTGTTTTTAATCAATTTTATCTATTGTTTTTTTCACTTTTAACGTAGATGGTTTATCCGCGACCAAAGAAAATAAACGGGTGATTTTATTGAACGTAAGCCCTGGAATGGATTCAATGTGTCCACTCTCTTGATTGTAGACCAATTCATTGTTTTTACTTAACTTTTTTCGTTCCATCATTTTAGTAAGAAGATTGGTCGTTTTAGCGGCTTCTTCCGGTGTCAAATTATAACTTTGACTAATGTCTTTAATATATTTTTTAATCTTAATAATCTTAGAGGTTTTGGTTAATTTAGACCATATTCCTTTTCGGTTTTTGTCCATATCTGCGTTTAGAAAATTCGAAAGAGATTCTTCGGTCGTTTCCACGCTTGAGGTGTGTAAGGTAGAGCCCGTATGAATCAACGTTCTATAATTTAAGGCATTATATTCTTTACATTCGCTTTTTAACTCATTCATAGTATACTATATTTAATATGTTTAATTCATAATATGAGACATATTAACTTCGATACGCATTTAAAAAAGAATATATACGAGTCTTACGATTTATCTTTTCAAAAAGTAGGGCTTCACGCCCTATATTGTGGAGACAACGAACCTGATTTAGAACGAGAAATCAGAAAAAAATATAACTCGTATAAGCAACAAGATAAGAAAAAACATAAATATAATCCAGAATTACACATTACTTACGACGAACTGATTCAAAAGCTATACGACTGTGATTTAAGATGTTATTATTGCAAGACCGACCTGTGTATTTTATATACGCACAAGAAAGCGCCGACGCAATGGTCTTTAGAACGTTTCAACAATGATATCGGACATTACAGCAGCAATACATGTATTTCTTGTTTACGCTGTAATTTACAACGAAGAAACGAAAACCATATACATTTTAAATTTTCAAAACAATTGACACTAATTCGTTTAGAATCAATATAAACATTTAAAAAATATAATACTAATGAACAAAGAAATTTTAGACCAAAATAATCTATTGTTGGTCAAACTCATGTTATTTTACAACCAAGAACCGAATCTTAAAAAAATGCTGGTGATCATCAATGGTGAATCCAGAATATCTCTTCGTATCATCGACTGGTTTACTACCAATTACGCCAAGAAATATTTTACAAAATATAAAAATAAAAAATCGGAACGTTTTATCGTATACGAAGATTATAAATTGAACTTGAAGGCGTTTAAAAAACAGCGATTCGATCCGTTTTGTCGTTGGGAACGCATACAAGTGCCTTACGGAAATGGATTTTCGATTGAAACCACGATTGGGCAATTGAATTTTTTTAAGTGGGCGATCGAAAATGATATCGTCCGATATATTGAAGACCATTACGATACCATAGAAGAAGATATGAACGACAACAATAGTCTTTCCAGGAGTAAAAAAAACCTACATACTACACGAAAAAAGCGACAAGAATTGTCTATATCTGCCAGCAAATGTTTAAAAAAGGAAGTAGTAGAAATTACCGTACATTTTAATTAATTTTTTTAATGTTTATAGTTATATGGGTAATGTATATTCGTCGTTTCCGATGATACATTTTGAACACATTTATACGTGCGAGGTTATTTTAAATACATTACCAGCCCACGAACAAGATTGCCTCATCGCCAAAACATTGTCTATACACGAAGAAACCACTACTATGAATCAATATTTGAAAACCAATAAGAAAATTTCCATCGCCGTGTATGGAAAAAATTATAGAGACAAAACCATCGTCCAAAAATTCAATCAATTGAAGAAACTAGGATTTACCAATGTATCTATTTATTTTGGCGGAATGTTTGAATGGCTTATGCTACAAGAAATATACGGAAATGATAATTTTAAAACACAAGGTAATACATTAGACCTATTACAATTTAAATAATAGATCGTATGGATAATTATGGACGAATTTAAGCAATTCAAACTATCTAAAACCGAGTGGATTAGCATCGAAAAAAAACTAGACCAAAAGGAAACGTCTATCGTCCAATTTATTAAGCAAGGATATAACGATTTGTCTATACAACACAACCAACATTTTACATTATCCGAGTCTATAAAAATAGAGAATAAAAATCCACATTATTATATATACATACACGTCTTGAAGCCATTGCTTAAAAAATATAATTTAGACGAACCGGACATCAAAGCGCCAAAACACAAATTAAACAATGCTGACAAAATTCGTTTGGAGAATATCAAACATTTAGACCATACGATAGAATGTATTATTTTAGAGAATTACGGAAAATGGATAAAAAAGGACAAGGTCCTCTATTTTTATAATATGATTTATTTATTACAAAAATATCCATCTATCAATCCGTATTTTCGCGACCTTTTTAAGAAACAAAAGAGTTTATTTCGCCCAGAAGATATTTTAAAACAGTGCTCCAAGGTCATTGAAAACAATGCTATTTTTGACTATAGCCCATTACAACTACACACGCACCAAAAAGATATATATTCTATCGTACAGAAAAAGGAAAGGGCGATTATTTTTTATACGTCCCCGACCAGCTCGGGTAAAACGTTGACCCCGATTGGGTTGTGCCAAGGGTTCAAGGTTATTTTTGTATGCGCCTCCAGACACATCGGGGTAAACTTGGCAAAAAGTGCCATTAACGTAGGGGTCAAGACGGGGTTTGCGTTTGGGTGTAAAGGTATAGAAGACATACGACTGCATTACTTTTCGGTCAATCGGTTCGTCCACAAAAAACCCGTACACGCCGACGGTAGCAAATTAGAATTGTTGATTACGGACATACATTCTTACGAACACGCCATGAACTATATGTTGTCCTTTTTCGACAAAGAAAATATTATTTTATTTTGGGACGAGCCCACCATTTCGATGGATTACGACGAACATCCCTTACACGACCTTCTTTCGACGATTTGGAATATAAATCAGATTCCAAGACTCGTTTTATCGTCGGCTACCTTGCCCGACAATTTACAGCCCATCGTAGAGAAGTTTAAACAAAAGTTTGAAGGGTCGGTCTATTATAAAATAGAGACCACCGATTACACCACGAACCTTGTGTTGATGGATCATTCGAATAATATAATTATGCCCCATAGTTATTTTGATTCCATAGAAAAGGTCTCTCAATTTGTAGAAACCAAAGGCGACCATTATTTGAAGTTTTTAAGCGTCGTCGAGTGCGCGAACTATATTTTAAAGTCTTCTTTTTTAGGCGAATTCAATACGATATCTATGGAAGATGTAACTTCGTATACTATAAAAAAATTCTATTATAAAGTCATACAAAAGGAACTACTCCACGAACCCTGTAAAACCGCCTACGATAACTCCGTCTTGTTCACCACTACTTCGGCGTGTACGATTCAATATGGACCTGCTTTGTGGTTGGTTCAAGACATAGAACATTATACAGACGAACTCATGAGACAATTAAATATTAATCAGAATGTCTTGGAAAATCTGGATGCTAAAATTACATTTAATTTTCATTTGAACCAAACCATTTCTCAACATAAAAAAGATTATCAAGATAAAATTGCCAAAGATGAAAAAAACGAACACAAAATGAAAAATATGCGGTTTGACGAAGACGTCTTGGCTTTAGACCGTTTGATTAAACAATTGGAACAAACGTTTAAGACTATCCAATTAGATCCGTTGTATATTCCAAATACCTACGAACATTTTACGCGATGGGGCAATTCAAAACCGTATAATACGTCCAATGTATTCAAAGGGAATATAGAAGAATCCTACGCCAATCGCATTATGAATACGACGAGCCCGTTTAAATATAAGGTTCTCTTGTTATTGGGTATAGGAGTCTTGCATAAAAACGACGTACAATTCAACGATATTATGAAAGAATTAGCCGACGCCAAACAATTGATGCTTATATTGGCGACGAGTGATTATATATACGGCACCAATTACCAGTTCTCTCATGGCTATTTATCGGAAGATATCGATAATATCACTCAGGAAAAGCTGATTCAAGCCATTGGGCGTGTAGGACGAAAAGAAAAAAATAAAACATTTACTTTCCGATTTAGAGACAATAAATATACTTCATTGTTTTTTGAACCCACCTTTTCAAAAGAAGGAAAAAAAATGAACGAACTTTTTATATAATATATATATATATGACCTGCGACAAATGTAACTTAACGAACGATAAAAAATGGTTATACACCCTGTATACCACGCTTATTTTTATTTTAGTATCGAATCCAATGACGTATAAATTGGTGAATTCTATTTTAGGCAATGTATCCGATAAAAACGGATGCCCTACGGCGTTCGGTCTGGTTGTCCATACGGTTGTGTTTACGCTTATTTTAAGATTGATTATGTAACGTCTCTAAACGCCCGACTTCTAGTACGCGACTTCGTTTGTTGTTCTTCCGCGTTTGTCTAACACCTCTTTATATTTAACCTCCGGAGGTTTTTTCTTTCTACTAAACGGACTGCTTCTATTACGCAAGTTCGTTTGTTGTTCTTCCGCGTTTGTCTAACACCTCTTTATATTTAACCTCCGGAGGTTTTTTCTTTCTACTAAACGGACTGCTTCTATTACGCAAGTTCGTTTGTTGTCTTGTTCTTCCGCGTTTGTCTAACACCTCTTTATATTTAACCTCCGGAGTGTTTGTCTTTCTACTAAACGCCCGGCTTCTATTACGCAAGTTCGTTTGTTGTCTTGTTCTTCCGCGCTTGTCTAACACCTCTTTAGCCGGAGTGTTTGTCTTTCTACTAAACGCCCGGCTTCTATTACGCAAGTTCGTTTGTTGTCTTGTTCTTCCTCGTTTGTCTAATACCTCTTTATATTTAGACAATACATCCACCGGAGTTATATTTATATATTTTGTTTTCGTTTTTATCGTAAACGGTCTAGGAGATGATTTTATAAGTTTTATGTCCTTTATAAAATTGTGCGTCATAGATGCTATAAAGGTTTTGTGGTCTATAGATTCATAATTATACGTATCTAGGGTATCTATATTTTCCCATAAAAAGTAGATGAACTCTATCACATTTTGTATAGCGCCCAATATGTTGCTCCCCACGGAGTCATAGATGTAATTTAAGTAACGAAGACGTGCGACGTGATTATAAAATTTATGTTTGTACGCCTTGTCTCCAGATAAAACGATCCGGTCCATCATAGATTGCATGTTATGTTCAATTAAACTATAATACGATTGAACCGCATAGTTTTTTTTACCCACTTGAAATAATTCTATTTGTTTCGTAAAACGCCGATTGTCTGTATCCAAGGTCTCGGAACTTTCGCCTGTGATGACACATTCCAATAGATGGTCGGGTTCGCGCATCGTCTTTACTTTACATTCGATTTGGATTTTGACCATATTGTTTTCTTGAATGACCGCAAAATATAGCTTGTTTTTTATATGTTTAGAAGTTCCGTCGTATTCTTCTAAAGGTTCATAAAAGGTTTCGGGTAAGGCGCTCATTTTTTCGTACAGCTGCTCTAAAACCCAGTTTGTATAATGAACCATATATTCGTTTAAATCGCGCGTTTGGTTAAAGATGGATTTATTGTAAGACGACAACGACAACGGGTCAGTGTTTCCGTCTACTGAAATAATCTTCGGGCAATCTAACCGCACGTCTACATCGCCCGTGGGGTCCATATATTGATTTTTGTCGGGGTATTTTTTTGTATATAAATAATACACCGAACCGCCTATAAAATAATAGGGCGCATCGGTACAACGGGCGACGATTTGGGTCGGCGTATAGGTTTGTTCCTCGTCTTCGTTCGTTTTCAGCAAGACACAAGGACCTTCGTATATATAGTCCTTCCAAGGAATAAGTCTTATGTCCAGTAGTTTATCTATATGTCTTTTAAGAAAAGACGAAAAAAGTCGTCTGTCTCGATCTGTAGTATATTTGAAGTCTTCCATATATACTATATTCTTATAATATACGTTGTAAGAGAATACAATACGCCTCCCCATAAAGTATCCAACAAGGCGAGTTTATAATTCCAATGTTTAAACAATGACATATTTGTAAATTCAAATAAACCATACGTAGACGACCCCAGTAAAAAGGCATGTAATAAACTTGCCTTTTGTAGAATTATGAAGTAATGTATTTGAAACACCACAATCATATAGACGACCGCTGCCGCGATATAATTTATACGCAAAGGCGACCCTTGTATTTTATAGATCATAGCAGTTGAAAAAGGTTTTATCATAGATAAAAATATATAATCCAACAAAAAGGACACGACCGCAATTTTAAGCATATATATATAGAAAGGATTAAAACATCAGACTGGATGCCCCAAGAATACCGTTAAAATTACAACTACCCGCGCACGTATAGGCGCCCATGTGTTCTAGGAAAATATGGTCGCCTTTCTTATAATCTTTGGGAAATTTACATATACCAAGATTGTCGTATGAATCGCAGGTCGGACCTAAGATATACGTTGGTTCAAACATAATCACTTGGTGTAATGTATTGGTATCGTGGTCATAATAATGGGTTAGGTTTGGGAACACCCAATGGTCGCGGTGATAGACGTTTAATTCGTGGTAAACGCCGTTGTCTAAAAATAGACCGCGTGATGTTTTTGCAATGATTTGAGTCATTAAATGATAAGCGGGTTGGGCGAAATATCTACCAGGTTCCGCAATGAGGATATAGGGCAAATTCTTTGTCCACCCTAAAACTTCTTCTAAATTTGTATGAAACCATAAACCGCCACCGATGTTTAATACAGGTGTTTCTGAATACATAAAGTTCAAATACTCTAAAACAGGCTCGGCATATTCATACGCGCGCTGATACGACGATAGGCGGTCGTGTTCGCCACCTGACCCAATATGAAATGAAACACCTCGGATTCTTATGCTATGATTTTTCGCATAATGTATCATCGTTTTGGCTTCTTCTTGTGTACACCCAAATTTACTATCAAATGCGTTCGGATTACCACTATTCATGCGTAAGAGTATATCCGCCTGAACCCCCCGCATTTGTTCTAATTCTCCTATATCGTCCACCACTTTAAACCGCACCTGGGCGAGTTTCTTTTTCATATTTTTTTTTTCGTATAATAAGAGATGGGGGTTAGTATAAATAATATCCTTTGTATATTTTGCCGCGAGTATTAATTCTTGATTCGACGCAGCGTCTAACCCCACCCCTTCTTGGACTAACGTATGGACCAACTCAGGAGACGGATTACATTTTAACGCGTAATAAGGTTTTATCCAGGGCAAGTGGGTTTTCCAATTATGAATTTGTCTCAATACATTGGTTTCGTCGTACATCCAATTGCTTTGGATATTTGTATTTAAAAAAATATCAATACCTTGTTCGGTAATAAATGTTTTCATATATAGTCTAAAATAGTAAATATTTATATAAAGATAATATATATATATCTACATGGAACATATTGTTTACAAAGACACGATTCCGTATATTCCGGCGATTGAGTCGGGTAAAGTGATTAAAGTATACGACGGAGACACCATTACCATTGCGACCAAACTTCCACACGACAACGAACACGTGTATCGCTTTTCTGTTCGTTTGAGGGGAATCGATTGTCCTGAAATGAGAAAGGCAGACGAAAAAGAGAAGGCTATTTTGGCGCGTGATTTTGTCAGCCAACGGATTATGCATAAAATGGTAGTATTAAAAGATATAGAAATAGAAAAATACGGGCGAATCTTAGCGAATGTCTATTACGAAGGCGAGAATATATCAACTAGTCTACTTGAAGCCAACTTAGCTAAAAAATACGGATCTTAAAAATTGAATGTAGTTCTTAAACTATCCCTCAACATGGCGCAACAAATCTTGGATTACGTCTGGGTAAACGAAGAATATGAAATCTGCTCCAATCGCGTGGTCAGCACATTGTTCTATAATAACGTCCGCGATATTCCCCAATATACTTACGAAGATATTTGTATCAAACCCCATCAACTATTTAAAAATCCGTTTCTATCGTCCAGCGATATTCTTGTATTCTGCGATATGTACCGTGTAAATCTTTATATTTACCCCAATGAGAAGATTTTGAGCGAACAAAATCAACGGAACGAGTTTAAAGAATATATGGAAAAATATACAGAGCCTATCTTTAAAATAACCGAAACCTATTATGGCGATCAACAAGCCTTCCGTCAACACAAGCAATTGTGTCGTTATGTAGGGATCGATGTCTTCTGTAAGCCCTGCGAATATTCTATTTATAGTGAAAAGAAAAATATATACAATTATATTTGGATTAGTCGTTATATTTTAAACCAATTGTCTGGAGGTTCGGTGAAATGGTTGGATATGACTCTCGTCCCGAACGTAGAAGAAGACGTGACGCGCCAAGTAAAACAATTGGACGTGGTCTGTATGGATGAACTATTCGACGACTTTCATTTGTAATGCGTCTATATTGTGTTACCATTTTATAGTATAGTTTAAAATGGATGGACAAATGTTAAGTCATATTATGAATTCAAATATGCTAAACATGATGACGATGAAAGAAAATGTTTCTATTTATCATATTTTAATGACTTTATTCATTATGAATATAACCCCTTATGTTCCAACGATTAAACAAATTATGCTTAAATACATAGAACATAAAGTAAAGGAAACGGTACCTATTTTTATTCCGGAAAAGGAAATCACCGCCTCTATACAATTTATTCAAAAAGAAAATAGCGACGATATGATATTCAATGCGATCAACTATTATATTGTCAACCACAACGAATCAAAACATTTGAAATATTGTAATAACTTTTCGGTCATCAATGAGACAAAGTTTGTATTGGATCGCGATTACGAGTGTGTGGTCTCAAATGTGGCAGCAGACGAAAACGACAACAAATCGTATAAAATAAAATTTATGTCTTATACTAAAACGCTGAATGAAATGAAATCTTTTGTGGATAAACTTACCAAACAATATATGTACGAACAAAAAAATAAACTAGGCGTCCAAAAATATTTCTTTGACGAAAAGCACGTCACCTTACCGAAAGACCAAGAAGGTGTCATACAATTGGACAAAGCGCCTAAAAACATTACATTTCATATGACGCCCTTCAATACGAATAAATCGTTACAAAATATTTTTGGGATGCATTTGGCGTCTATCAAAGAACGCGTCGATATGTTTATCCATCACAAAGATTGGTATATCAAAAAGGGTATTCCGCATACGCTGGGTATATTGTTACACGGACCGCCTGGCACTGGAAAAACGTCTATCATAAAATCTATTGCGAAAGATACTAACCGTCATGTCATCAATATTAAATTGTATAAAGACACCACCCAAACCCAGCTACGTAACTTATTTTTTGATGAAAAACTGAATGTAATCGTAGACAATAAAACCGAACATTTTAATATATCGATGGACGAACGCATTTATGTCATCGAAGACATCGATTGTTTGACCGATATCATTTATAAGCGAGAAAATATAGTGACGGAAGAAAAAAATCCTTATGTGTTCGGGGAAGAATTGTCTCTGTCTTTTATTTTAAATTTATTAGATGGTATTTTAGAGACACCGGGGCGCATTTTGATTGTAACGACCAATCACATTGAGAAATTAGACAAGGCGTTCATACGACCAGGTCGTATTGATGTAAATTTGGAAGTAGGGTTTTGCACGCTGGAAATGATTATAGACATGTTCAACTTCTTTTACGAAGAATCGTGTGAGACTCTATTTCAAGACTTCGACTACAATGGAACCATAACGCCCGCCGAATTGAATAAATATATATTGAATCATTACAATAACAAACAACTGGCTTATTTGGAACTCAAAAATAATTATAGCGCCTAATATATATGCTTTCTTTTATACTCACGCTTACCCTCGTCCTAGTCCTATACCGATTTGCCTTTTCGAAAGGTCTTCCGACGTGTAATCATTTTGTCATGAATGTATATTTATATTTGGCTTTGTCTGTAAGTCTATGCGCAAGCTTTATCTATATATATGAACGTATGGCGTGGTCTCCACCTATTTACATAGCCATTATTTTATCGTTGGTCTCTATACTATTTTTATCGTTACGACCTTTATTTAGTACACACGGATTTTTGACGAATCATTTAGGGTGGCTGATATTTTTGGGGTCCGTGTCTCTTATGTTAATTCCTTTACTTGAAAAATTCAAAGATAAAGTAGAGCGAACCTTGATCACCACCTTTATTTTATTTTTATCGTTGACCTTATTAGCCAATATAATACCCAAATTTTTGAAACAAACCTATGAAAAAGTAATGGCTGGATTAGTGCTAGGTTTATTGTCTATTATTATTACAGAATTATATTTTATCTTTACAAATCGGTATACTGATTATTTAAAAAATAGTATAGACTATGTAGTGCTTTTATTGTTTTCTGTTTTTTTGTTGTACGATACAAGCCGTTTATATCATTACGCGTCTGTATGCGTAAAATACCCACATTATCCGTTATTCTCGATGACTTTATTTTTAGATTTACTGAATATATTTTCAAGATTGTTAAGTACCGAGTAATTTTTAAATATTATAAGAATATAATGTACACCGCGGTTCTAGTAGAACCACGCAAACACAAGGCATTAGATATAGTGTTATCTAATTTTAATCGTAATTTAAATGAACATTGGACGTTTTTAATATACCATAGCGCTTTAAATGAATCCTTTATGATTGACCTACTACAAAAACATAAAATGTATTCTCGGTGTAAACGCGTAATATTAGAGAAAAATAATTTATCTATAAACGAGTACAATGAGTTGTTGTATTCGGAGAAATTTTATGAACCCATAGAGACAGATATGTTTTTAATATTTCAAACGGACGCTTTGATATCCAATACATATAAAGAGTATGTGTATAAGTTTTTACATTACGATTATGTTGGAGCACCATGGAAAGCTACGAATCAAGTAGGTAACGGGGGTCTTTCACTTAGAAAAAAGTCAAAAATGCTTGAACTATTAAAAAAGGGGGGTTATAAGAAAGCGAACGGAGAATATTATTATGAAGATAAATTTTTTACAAATACTATCCCAAATAACATCGTCTTTGAATTAAATTTACCTAACGTAGAAGAAGCGAAACAATTTAGTGTGGAAACCTTATTTTCAGACAAATCGTTTGGGCTACATAAACCATGGGATTATTTGACCACGAAAGAATTAGACGCCTTGAGTCTACATTTTCCGGAATTGAAAGAGTTAATCGCCTTACATAGGAGTTTATAAATATATGAAAACATATTTATAAATGATAATAAACGTTTAGTTGCTGTATGCGAGACCACCCATACCAGACATAATTCTTAGTACGTTGTAATTGCGAGCATACACGCGGACCTTTGCCGTGTTGGTGCCTTCCACCGTGGCGTTCGAGAGTACCAATTGGAGGGTGGCGTTGTCAATGCGACTGAAGTTGCAAGTGCCCGAGGGTTGGTGCTCTTCCGGACGAAGGGCGAACGAATAAACATTGATACCGGTGTCGGGGTAGCGGGTGTGGTGCTGGAACGGCTGGACTTGGTCGAAGTAAGTGCCTTCGCGCTCCGAGAAGCGGTCTTGACCATTAAGCTGGAGCTTGGCAGTAACCACCGGGTTTTCGCCCCAGCAGTGCATGTTGAGGGACGTCTCGGCAAGAACGAAGGTGCCGGCATCCGATACACCCGAACCGGTGACCGTTCCGCCGCCAAGAGCCCAGTCTGCGGTGGCATCGTTGCCGAGCGACCACGCCGCGTCGCTGGTCTGGGGCGCCTCCGCCTGTTGGAGCAAGCCGCCGCTGATGAACGCATCGTTTCCTTCCAACGCGGCGTCCGAACCAAATGCCTTGATGGAGTTGGGTAGAGCGTCAATGGCATCGGTGTAATTGAATGGCTGAGCACCAAGAGCCTTGAACAAAGTAGTGTCGCCTTGGGTGCCGGCGCAATAATCTACGTTGCAATCCGGTTGTACTACCCAGATGAGTTCCTTACACGGGTGGTTAAAGTTAAGGCGGATCTTATTGGACGAAGAACCGACCGACTCCGAACCAGTGAATTGGAGCTGTTCGATGAGGTATTCCGACGGGTTTTGCGCCATACGGCGGCGTTCGTCCGTGTCAAGGTAAATGTAGTCTACGTAAAGAGACGCCGATACCAGCGATTGGGCGTACGCGGCGGTGACTTTTACATCTGCCGAAGAAGAAGGCGATAGCGAGCTTACCGCCCACAAGCATTCGTCGATCGCGCGCAAATCGAGGTTAATTTTGACTTCGTGGTATTGTAGGGCAATAAGGGGGAGAGCAAGACCGGGGTTGCAGCAGAACCAGAATTGAAGAGGAATGTAAAGGGTGGTTTCTGGCAGAGCATTACGGGGAGCGCACACTTGTCTCGGGGCGCTGGAGTCGCAAGGACCATCCACGTCGGCGAACGAGGGGTCAGTCATAAAGGTTAACTGGGTGGTTTGACCGACCATCTTGTTGTAACCGGCTTCTTGGTTCTTGTCAAGGGTCAATTGGCACCAAATCTGCATCCAGTCGCCGTAGTGCTTGTCGATGCGCTGACCACCAATTTCTACTTCTACTTGCTCAATCAATTGGTGTCCGGGGTAATCTAACCAACGGGCATACACGGGACCAGTGGAGAGATTTTGATTGATTTCTGGAAGAGTGACCTGTAAGTAAGTGCGGTAAGCAAGATCGCCGTTTCTGGAAATCGTGCAGTTTACGCGACGACCGAAATCGGCTTGACCATTGAAGGTCTGCTCAATCGACTCCATGGCGAAATTACTATGTCTACGGTAAGTGACTTTCCAGAAGGTGATTTGAGGGTTGCCCGTAAGATATACATCTTGCGCGCCATAAGCTACTAATTGCATAAGTCCACCACCCATTCTATAATCTAACAAAAGAAAAAAAAATAAGAAATCTATTTAATTAAATTTTGCCGGAGAAATATTTTTAAAAAGAGCGGACTATGAAAATTGTAGACTTTATGTTTATTTTTTTTGAATACGTAGCAGTTTTTATTTTTTTTATGAACTCTCCAACCACGCATAATAGCGTTTAAAATAAATTTCTTTTTTAAATAATCCATACTATAGGATTATATTGTTATTATATAATATAAACTATTTAAATGATTAAAGAACACTATATAATAGAATGATGAAAGAACTCACCATAGATAATTTATATACAAATTATCTAAATGACATAAACCAAGCCGAATATAAAATATTAAACAGTTGCGAAAAGGACGAACAAAAATTAAATTACTTAAAGAAAAAGAAAAAGGATTATTTGTTAAACAATTCGAATGATTTATTTAATTATTTTGAATGTAAGCAGAAAATAGAGATAAATCAAAACCCTAAAAAGATGATCCAGCGGTTTTTCAATCAACACGAAGACGATAGTATAAATATTCTAAATAAAAGTATCCAAAATTATATTAAAAAAAATAATTTTAGTAGTATGAATATAAGTGATTTTATGTACGACAATACGATTTGTAGCAAATGTTCCAAAGGAGAAATGATTAAAATTGTTTCAGAAGGCATTTTACTGTGTAATAATTGTTTTAACAACGAAACATTTTTCGTAGAAAACGATAAACCTTCTTACAAAGAACCTCCTAAAGAAATATCCTTTTACGCGTATAAAAGGATCAATCATTTCAGAGAAATTTTGTCTCAATTTCAAGCCAAAGAGACCACCGATATACACGGAGATATCATCGCTCAAATAGAAATGCAAGTCAAAAAGGAGCGCGTAGAATTAAGCGAATTGACCAATAAAAAAACCAAAGAAATATTAAAGAAGTTAGGGTATAATAAATATTATGAACATATTCCTTTTATAAAAGACCGATTGGGTATAAAGCCGCCCGTGATGAGTCCTAAACTAGAAGAAACGTTGTGTAATTTATTTATGGATATTCAAATCCCTTATTCTAAATATTGTCCTAATGATAGAGTTAATTTTTTAAATTATTATTATACCCTTTATAAATTATGTGAACTATTGGGTGAAACCAGTTATCTCATACATTTCCCCATGTTAAAAGAACAAAAAAAAGTCGAACAAGACGAAATATGGAAACATATATGTCGCGACCTAGATTGGGAATTCATTTCGACTTTATAGACCGCCTGGGAATCCGACCAGATTCGCACCAATACCGAAGCCGGCGCCGGTGCGGGCGTTTAGTCCCATGGTGGGCAAGTAGGTGTCCAATACACTAAACGTGGCAGCAGCCACCAAAGCAATCAAGACGATCTCGTCCAATTTTAAACTTTGTTTTGGTATGGCGTACGCGGCAATAGAGACCATCAAGCCTTCCACTAAATATTTAATCACGCGCTTTAACAATTCTCTAAAGTTCAGCATTATATATTTAATAAATATAATATATAAAGGAATTATTTATCCTATACTAATGAACGTAGATTTGTTAGACGAAGACCGAGCTATCGCAGAACAAAAGTATGTATGTTTGTCGTTTGTGTCGCCTGAAAACCTGATCAAGCAAAAGGAATTGTTTTATTTTGAACAATTTGTTCAGCAATACGACCTGGCTCAATCTATGCATAAATTCAACGAATTCCTTAATTTTGTCTCTTACAAATATAATATTTCCAGTGAAGAATTGATGACGGAATACGCGTCTTTTGTGGATACGTTTAAAGACAAGCTAAAGGTAGACGTAAGCGACGATTACAAAAATTTTGTAGACAAACACGAAGAGGTATTAGAGAAACAATTTTCGAAAGAGAATGAGTTTCAAACGAGCGTAAGGGGGTTGAAAGTGCGCGGTGTGTTTCCAAGCCAAGAAGAAGCTGAAATTCGGAGCAAACTATTAAGAGAAACCGACCCCAATCACGACGTCTACGTGGGACCGGTGGGCATTTGGCTTCCTTATCATCCAGAAGCCTACAAAACAGGCAACGTACAATATCTAGAAAAGGAATTGAACGAGCTCATGCACGAGAAAAAGAAAAACGAAGACAAGGCGAAGTTAAGTTTCGAGACAAGAGTGAAAGAATCTAAAATTAAGGCGATCGAAGAAAATATGAAAAAGGCAAACGATACCAATAACAAATTAACCCAAAGCATCAACGACAAAGGCGAACTGGTGCGCATCCATAATACAAACGACCAAGACGCTGTATTGGGTGTAAATGCTACGCTAGAAGATATTCGTAAAGAATTATTTTAAGCGTCTAGTGTATGAGTGACCTTGTGACTATTTCTAAAACAAAATACATCGAAGAAATTGCGTCTTTACTATTAACCAATCCAAAAGATAATATAGCGTTAGAATATCCAGACGGGAATCCGGAATTTATTGCGTTGGCAAACTTACGAGAATATAAAAACCGAGAAGGCGTAAAGATTTATGACGACGTGTATTATCGTACTAGAAACGGAAGAAGTAGTGGTAATAATATATCGTTTGAAACCTACGATTATAAAACGAGACAAATACGGCGAAAAGCAGAAGTATTACAATATAAACAACACACTTTAACCGCCGCAGAAGAATATAAAAAACGAATCGGGGCAAAAGGTACATTTAGCCAAGCTAAATTAAAAATGCTTCGGGACGCCGCGTCGATCGAAGCCTGTAAAACATTGAAAGGTAGTTGTAGCGACATTGCCTACGATCTAAATGTCCCCTTTGAAAACGAATTATAATTATTCTCTTAAATTAGGAAACATACATACTTCTAAAGAAGGAAATATTTCCCCGCTCATACATTTGTCTCCTTCGTATAATTCCGTACAACTCCTCATTCCTCTATCATATCCGATATAACAATAACCATCGTCTTTCGATATTTGGTTACTGTTTATTTTATTCACCAACGTATTTACTCCACCTTTTTCCTTTTTACTTTTCAATTCCGTTTCCTTTTCTTTGGTGTCTCGTTTTTCTTTTTCTTCTTTCATACTTTTTTTCAGTTGTCTCAGTTCGTGGTTTACATTGGGGAGCGGATGCATAAGGTCTCTATAAAGTTGTATGATGGTGTCTTTAAAATAAAAAACAGAAAAGAGGATACCTAAACACAAGATAAATATAAACAGATAGAACATACCCGACGACATCTGGTTCGTGTTGTTTCCGTTGTTCATGTTGTTCGTGTTGTTCATGTTGTTCGTGTTGTTCGTGTTGTTCATGTTGTTCGTGTTGTTCATGTTGTTCGTGTTGTTCGTGTTGTTCATGTTGTTCGTGTTGTTCATGTTGTTAAAATCATTATTGGTATACTCCATGTTTCTAAGGACATTTTTATTTACATTTTCCGAAAAATTCTGTCCTTCTCCATACATTTCGCTATATTTTTCACTTAACGACATATATTTTAAATAGATTTAAATAATATATATTAGACAATATAATGTTACAAAATGATTTGTTACAATATTACGGCAAATACATGTATTTAAAAATATACGTAGACGACCTACATTTAAAAGAGACCTACCTAGAAGCCGTTCGCCAACATCATGTCAAAATGACGCGCGACCTTCGTCACGCCGACGCAGGGTTTGATTTATTTGCCCCAAGCGAACAAGAGACGGAGGTGTCCATTCATACCATCGATTTCAAAGTGGTTTGTAGCGCTCAAATCGTATGTACATCTCTGACATATAATACGGGGTTTTATTTATATCCGCGATCCAGTATTTCTAGAACTCATTTAAGGTTAGCCAATCAAGTGGGTATTATTGACGCGGGGTATAGAGGGCATTTAATTGGCGTCTTTGATGTTCTTTATTCAGCCCCTATCAAATCCCGCGACCGATACGTACAAATTGTCTCGCCCTACATGTGCCCCATCGTGGTAGAAGTCGTCTCAAGTTTAGAAGAGTTGGGGTGTGAAACCGTCCGTGGACTAGGTGGATTCGGGTCAACAGGCGTATAGCGCGTCAAATAATTTTTGTTTTGGTGTTTTGGTTTCTTCTACCCATACTTCCTTTTTTTTTATTTCGTTAAAAATAATTTGTGTATTGTCGTGTAAATGTTTGAATAATCCAACATTTTCTATTAATTTAATATGCACATTTACATCCGTTGTAATTAATTGAACCACTACATACAATACGCCTTTGTAGGTTTTATTATTTGCCAAGGTGTATTTTATTTTAAATAAATCAAACAAAGAATCGATGGATTGTTGGACTAACTCTTTGGCGTTTTTGGCGTTATGTCGCAAAATCTCCCATATGATCCAAATGATATTTCGGTTTTTTTTATCGTCTTTGAACTCGTCCGTCCGAGCTTGTATGTAAATATTTTTTTTCTTTTTGGTTAAATATATATCATATTCAATCAACCAATCTAGCCAATACGTTATACTGGTTTTGTCTTTCGTATGTTCAAGATGATATACGAATTCATTTAGGGGTATATAAAATTCTTTCGGATCTTGTTCTTTGAAAAATGGCTTTATATAATCTACATGATCTGCTTTTAAATGGTCGTACATTTTGTCTAAATGAAATGTAAAGGGTAAAGAAGTCAGAGTATGTTCGTTTTTTGTCTCGCAAAAAATAATAGTAATGGTAAAGAAAATTGCCCGTAGTTCATCGTTATTTTTAATGTCTGTGTTCGCTTGAATTTTCTTATATTCTTCTAATTTCTTTGAGACATAGATGGGTATTTTTATATTATACATATGGATATATTTACAATAAAACATAATGTAGATTTTCCATAAATCGGATATATATCCGCTACACAACATCTCTGCCGTCCAATGCAATGCGTCGTCGCGCTTTTTATAATACAAGGCCTCCGTCAGTTCCTGTAGAACATTTTGTTTTTTATGATTTGAAAAAGATAGACGGGTAAAGGATTTGCGATTGTCTACAATATTACATTTCTCCATTCTTATATTGCCTTCAAAAAAAAATAAAATAATATAACAAATGATGAAAGTATTAATACTATTGATTTTAGTGTATTTATATTTTATGTTTTCTAGACAAGAAGGATTTACACTATTAGAAGAAAGTTCTTTTATAAAAATTGACCACGACATCTTAGACGGGTTTTATGCGAAGATATACGACGATTTATACGATACGTTACCTATTCATACGAAAGAATGCGAGCAAATCATTCCTTATCTAAGACCGCATAGTAAAGTCTTGTGTATAGATTTTCGTACGGGTCATATCGTCCAACTCTTGTCAAATAGTGCCCAAGTAACTGGTCTAGAGACCTCGTCCGATATGGTACAATATGCGAAACAATTATACCCCGAATTATCTTTTCAATACGGTAAATATAACCCTTATATTACTAAATTAAACACGCATATTATTTGCCCGTTGTTCAGTATCCATGTGAAAGAAGACCTAGGCGACTTTTTAAGCGTTTGTTATAGTTGGTTGATCCACAAGGGTTTGTTATTTATAACCTACCTCCCAAATATAGACGATATAAGCAGTATCGTACAGACTAAGCCACGAGACAAATTTATATATCATTACAATTTCTCCTTAACTATAGAAAAAAATCCGGGGCATTCCCTTGTCACCGAACATATTTATAGTAAACATATACTCAAGCGTAAACACCTATGGAATTATCGAGCCCTTACGTTGGATACGTTAATCTATGAAGCCGGTTTAAAAGGATTGAAATTTGTAAAAGATGCCGACTTGGGGTCGTTTCATATGGCTATATTTACAAAAGCAACTTAGCGGCTATATTTGCCGATACTTACGAAGGAATCGAGAATATAAATGATAAATAATCCTAAAAAGCAATACAAAACAATTTCTTCGTTTTTTTGGTTTGTTTTAATTTCCTTTTGTTGTTCCAGTAATTCTAAAATGTAATTTACTTTATTCAACATCGGGTTCTCAATGACCTCTTCGCTTGGGCGGAACACATACGGGGTGGATTCCTTTTGATAAAATTGGGCTAATTCATTCGCGTTATCTTCTTGTATATTAGAATGTAAGTTGGCAATATCGATTTCACTCGGTACGTCTTTTGATTTTTCAAGCGTTGGTTTTAATAACTGAGTTAAATTGTCTTTACTGATTTTTGGTTTATCAAAACTTAATACTTCGTCGTTTTTTATTAAAGCTGCGTTAAAAGCAAAAGCCATACTTAAATAAAGAGTATATTTTTTTACTATAAATATATATAATATGGCGAAATATAAATTTAGTTTCTTGGATTATTATCATTCTGTAAATAATAATAAAATATTCGCCGGTCTAATCATTCTGATTATGAATATATGTACTAGATACGCCACGCTGGAATTAAGTAATTCGCAAGAATATTATGTGAAATATATTTTCGGTAAACAATTGCTTTTATTTGCAGTCATATGGATGGGGACAAGAGACATAGGTATTTCTATTTTAATGACCATATTATTTTTACTCTTGGCGGACTATCTACTGAATGAACAAAGTAAATATTGTATTATACCCAATCGGTGTAAAGTATCCGACCTATCCGGAAATATAACTCAAAAAGAGGTGAATGATTCTATTGAAATACTTAAACGAGCACACGCCCAAAAAAAACACAAAGAAAATAATATAGAACACACCTTATTTAAAGAGAATTTTATTTAATTTCTATCTTTTATATATGCTTAAATATATTTCTGTTGTCATTAAACCCGTTCTCACTACATATGATTTTAACCAGAAAAAAAATGAAGAAAAACTTAAAACACTATTTCAGAATCCAGTCATAGACGAAAAATCAAAAAACATATTGTACAATTATCCTACCGCGGGTTATATGATTTACCCTATCAAGACTGAAGACCCAATAATCATAGATTACGATTATGGACGCGAAAATTTAATCCGTGATAAAATACGTGATAAAATAAATGAAGCAGGCAATACAATATCAAAGGAACTTGTATTTTATGTGCCTTTGTACAATGACACGGACCTAGAATATAGACATAAATATAAAAAAAAACTGAAACCGGTGAAATACCTAGACGTGTTTGATAGCGCCTTTAAACAATTTGTCTCTGAAATTCCTAGTGTGAATAGTGTAACTATAAAGCCGACACTAGACATACCCCTAAAAGAATATTTTTCGTATTTAAAAAGCAAGTACCCTGAAAAGTCTATACAATTTTTTGAATATTTATTTTACTTTGACCGAGAAAAATCTTTTATCAAAAATTTAGTCCTTCGTTCGGCGTTTGATAAGGTTCTCATATTATACAAACCCACTTATTTAGAGAAAGGTGAAGGCGAAATTAACCCAGAGTATTATTATGAACTAATGAATACAACCATCGATCCAACTAAGGTATCCGTTATTTTGGATACAAATGACGATAATGTCGGCGAAGACTATGTAAATAGTCGTTATAAAACGCAGGGTCGCTATAAATGTATAGGAAAATTTAAAAAAATAGGAGGCTTAAAATATATATTCACAGTCCACTTAAACCAAATTTTATTCCCGAATTCAACCCACATGGATGTATTGAAATTCAGATGTATTGTAAAAAAATCTTTGTTCGGATTTACATATAAAATAGACGAGCAAAATCTAGCAAAGGAAATTATTGGCACCATGGGTAAAGTCGAATCCTTCGATGTAGACGATTATAATTTATTCAGATATAAGAATATAGATAAGAGCGACATGACAAAGAATTATGAATTATTTTTGCCTAAAGAATATCCTATAGATAAATCTAAGTTTAAGAAATTTTTAAAAAAGGACATTCAGGCGCTTGACTTTTTAACGTATTTGAAATCTCCTAGTGAATTAAAAAAATACGAAGACTTTGTGAAAACACAATACGAAGAATATAAACAGGGACTATTGAGAGGTCCTTATTCTGCCGATTTATATTCTAAACTGGAAGCCTATTACGACAGTGCGCAGGGCGCGTATAGTAAAATGTTCGTGGGGTTTAAAGATACGATAGAAATGCTATTCGAAACCAATACGCCATTTCATTTTAAGCCCCGCCAATCTTCTACGGATACCATCACCCAATATAAAATAAAATTAGACTCATTCCGCGTAGAGTCTAGTAAAGACCCATGTATCTATAAAAAAGATATATGCGATGCCATCGACGCGTTTCAACCAGACCATATTGTGAAGGTAGAATTATTTTTAAAAAAAAAGGATTTTACAGCTCTGACAAAATGTAATGAAATAAAGTTTAAAATAAAAAAACTGAGTAGAAAAATTATCAAAGGCGGGAAAAAATTGAAAAAAAAAATGATTAGGAATACTAAGAAATGCATCTCTATTTCCTACCCAAAAAAATGTTAATCTATGGCAGATTATTCAAGCGCGGGTTTAAACAAAACAAAATAATGAAACAAACGTTTGTCCTCTTGAACGAAGACGCTACCGGAGAAATATTATATTATTTAAAATATAACCATATTACTGACACCACGATGAATGCGTATTTATATGTATTCATCTATGAATTATTGTATTTATCTATATGGCTTCATATTTCCCCTAAAGAAGAAAGAAAAAAAATATTAGACAAAAGCTTCATTCATATCGTGCTGTATCTTTTCATTAAAGTAAATTCTGAACTTTTATTAAAGAACCATAGTGAATAGCAAATTGATACAGTTTACGCATCTGAAACAAGGTCAGTTTATTGTGTTGGTCTATAAAGAGCTTTACGTCGAGATGAATCGACAACCAATAAAAGTAAATGATTACAAAATCATATTTAAATATATACTCTAATTCTCGTATGAAATAGTAATTGTAATTCACTATAATAGAGTTCAGTTCTTTTTTTTCGCGGGACACAATGGGTAAGAAAGAGAATATATAATTTTGTATGTCTTCTGGTAACATACAATATTATATGATTTTTTTTTAAGATTTATTGCTAATCATATTTAATATAGAAGAGACCGCCTCTTCCAATTGTTTATAACTGGTGGTCGCTTCACTCAATAAACTTTCAAATTCGTCCTTTTTTTTCTGATTTTCATTCAAGCCAGATTCTTCTTGGGCGATTTTTTTGGAGATTTCTTTATGTTGTTCTTTCAACGTATGAATCATTTCTGTTTTTTTTTCGATCACACGAGAAATCTCGTTGATGGTTATTTTCATATTTTGAAGTTTTTGTTGTAATTGTATATAATTTCCCTCCATTAAATTAAGGTCCAATTAAAAATTATACTGCTAAACGAATCGTATTCTTATCGCTTTTGCGCTTGCGCCGGTTCATAGACGGTGCCGATGCATTGCTTAAATTATCTATCTCTTCCACACTAATCACGCTTTCGTTTGGTTCGTCTAAATCGATTTTTTTGTTTAATTGGCTCAATAAAGTGTTGATATTATCCGGTCCTTTCATCTCTTCACGGAGGTTGGACGGACCGGATTCCTGGCTATGACTCATTCCGAAATCATTCATAAAATTGCTCAATCCAGGGCTGGTTTTTTCCATAGAACTGACCGCTGCCTTCGTAAAATGGTTCATCAAATCCGGATTTTGTCTCATAATGTCGTCCATGCCAGGCATAGCGGATTTAAACATCGTATTGGTCATATGAATCATCATACCAGAGCCAGCCAATTGAAATAACAATTTAAGCTCGGGCGCCATTTTGGCTTTTGACTTATATTTTTCGTGGAGTTCAGAAAAAATATCGTCGTAATCCTCTAAATTCTCGGTGACTTGCTCCGACCATCCGTCGAGTTTTATATCAAAGGGGTCTACTTTATTATTTAAAAATTCAAACCCGGTAATAAGCGTGGTCAATACTTTGCCTTGAAATTTAATGCTGTTGGTGCGTTCTTTTTCAGATATAATGTTTTCATATTCGCCTTTCATTTCGTCTAAAGAAGAGTCCATGCTGTATCGTTTGGATAGAGTGACGCCTTTGGATTCCAATTGTTCCAATTTGCGTAAATAATTAAACTTTTCCTTTAGTGTATCTTCTTTGGTTTTATGTTCCACGCCACGGATCTCCTTTTCGATATTTATTTCTTCTATTTTTTTGAAGGTAGGCTCCATATGAGCGGTTTTTTTACCAATCGTCACCTCTTCTAGATCGTTTAGTTCGCTTAATTCTTTATCTAGAGAAATGTCGTGCGATTTTAAAGAACTCTTTTTTTTATCGTTCATAAGTAATTCCACACCGCCACCAAAATCTACATCGGGTCGCTTGTCTTCCACGTCTAAATCTATGATTTCTTCCATTATAGTATCTTATATGTTTTTACTTTATATTTAATCGCACTCTTTTCTTAAAACATCCTTTAATTGTAAAAAACAATCGGCTAAATCGTCTTTCTTTTTATGTTTATGAAAAAAGGGCGTCCAGCTAGCGTATTCATCACCTAGGATTTGTTCGCTAATTTTTATGCTCCATTTTTTTCTTTCTGCATAGGTGGTTTTTAAGGGCACGTCATACCCTTTTAATTTATGACAAGCACTCCAAGGACGAATATCAGCACAACCCTGTAAAATAAAAAACATAGTAATCATCCCTTGTAAGGTTTTCATCCGAATGGCATTTTGTCCTATTTGATTTTCTATGACCACCACGTCGACCGAATAACTTGAAAATAGGGAAAAAAACTTTTCGGACATAGTTCTTCCTATATCTATTAAATTGGCTTTTGAAGCCGACGTGGAGACGTCGCATAGTTCCACAATGTCCCATTCTACTATAGTATTTGTATCACGTTCATATAAAATATAAGCACAATTACGTATGCCCACGTCTATACTAAGATATAGCATATACTATACTCATTCTATAAATTGCCGTTTTCGTAACGAGTTCAATTTCTCGCGACTTAAATAGACCTCTTTCATATCAGAAAAAGAATAACCGAATGGTCTGCTATCGTCCATAATTCCATTAAACTTATAGGGACCCTTTTGATTATAAATTGGATTGACTTTTTTCGTTTCGTCTAAGTTTCGTTTCCGAATAAGGTCGCCATGTTTGATTAAAAACTCCCTATAACTTTGATTGTCGTGTATACCATATTCGTTTTTTATGTTTTCATTTTTAATAGAACTTTGCGTATAATCTGTAAATTGTCTCCCGTCTTTTATAAAACTCATTAGTATAAGAAAATATTTAATTAATCCACCGAAGGAAGCGTTTCTTCAAAGGCTAAATCTACCACCAACGTCGATTTGTTGGTTACTAATCCGATTAATTCGTTTTTTTTCATTTTAGGGTTTGTCTTTATACCTTTCGTACTCAGGACATCCCTCAACGATTTTACGCTCAATTTATTGTAATCTTCGTCGAGCTCACGGACTTCGAGTTCACGGACTTCGTCGAGTTCGTCGGGCTCACGGGCTTCGTCGGGCTCACGGGCTTCGTCGACTTCGTCCTCGCTCTCTTCGCTATAGTCGCTTTCGGATAAATCGTCGGTCAATTCGATGTGTTTAATGTCACTGTCGGTAACCGGGCGTGCGTTCTTTAGCAACTCGTATAACAGTTTGGCTTGCTCCATTTGTGCCGCTTCAATATTTTCGTATTTACGCTTAAAGTAATAGCATATCAAGGTGACGAGTAACAAATTTATAATTAGTCCAGTAAAGAACCCGCTAATATCTAATAATCCCATATACATTACTATATATATTATTCTTTAATTGTTTTAAACGAAATCAAAGAAGAAATAAATGTTCTGGGTATTTCAAATCCTTTAAAACTTGTTTTCCGCCATGAACGTATGATATGCCCTTCTTTATTTTATAGGTATACTCGATACTCTCCTTGTGCTCTACCACATTCATTTTAATATTTTTTATATCCTTGTCCAACGCGTCAAAAATCTCGCATAGTTTTATGTAATGGGTCGTCAATATGAATTCTACATTTTTATATTGAGACAAACCCTTCAAGTAAATTTCTGCGCATAAAACGGCATCGTTCGGATTCGTTCCAGAATATAGTTCGTCGAATATACAAAAATGTCTATAGGTTTTATGTTCGTCGATGATAGATAAAATATCTTTGCATCGCCTTGCTTCTGCTTGGAACAAACTATCGCGACCGGATGTATCGGGTATATTTAAATACGAATGAAAATGATCGTATATATGAATATTTGCCTTTTTATAACAGCCCATACCAAGCTGTTGAGACATAATTAAATTCAATAAAACCGATTTGATTAAGGTTGTTTTTCCAGACGCATTGGGACCGGTGATCATAATATTTTTATCTAGAATGATATTGTTTTTGACCGGTTTGTCGTATATATTGGCTAAATAAAAAGACGATTTCATATACGTTTTTTCTTTTCCAAATTGACAACTATTCCACTTTTTCTTGGCATGTAAGGTTTTAAAGGTAATCATATCTTTTACATAGGCGTTCAAGTGTTTGGCGTAATGAAAGGCGTCGTGATAGGTCGTATCATAAAATAAACTATAATATAAAGACATAATATACCCGATTTGACTTAAACGACTTAAGGTATTTTTATACGGAAAAATAAACGATATTTTTTTTAACATCTGTTCCAGAACGGCTTTTTGGGCGTTGTTTTGGTTTAAAAAAGCGATGTACGACGGATAAGGCGTCAAGAGCGCGTTCAATTGGTCGATTTGTTGAATGGATTGCTTGCAAGTTTCTTTGGCACAATCCATAAACGCGGATATAGTATGTATATTCTTATAAAATTGTATACACGAGAGGATATTTTGATAAATTTGAAATATATAAAAGACAATCGAGGCAATGAGAGTCGCTTTTTGCTGATAGGTCATGTATTCGTTTTCATAAAAAAACTTATATACATTCGTCCGTTTCATCATTTCTTGTAATAATTCCGTATATTCTTGACCTGAAATCGTAATGTTTTTTAATCTTAAAATAAAAAAAGGGACGATAAAAATAAAGATAGGCGTACAAAGGGAAAAGAGGGGCGCCGTGATATTATATATACTTAGTGTTTGCATAAAAAACGACGAATAATTTAAAGGGTCTAATAGAGCCACGTTGAGATATTGATATTTTTCCTTAAAATTTGTCTCGGTGCTAAAGGGTTCGTATACGGTGCGCCACGCACACTGGTCGTAGGGGATTACGTTCATTTTCTGTACGATACATTGGGTATCGCGTAAAAACGTCTCCTGCGTAGTATACGAACCACACCATTGCGTTAACAATTCGGAATCCCCTAGTATGTTTTTATAACAATGTACTAGGTCTAGATCGGTTTGGATTGTCTCCGTTATGTCTCTATGTTCGATACATTCTATGGGCAATTTAAAACACATAGTATATATCTTTTTTTTTATAACAAACATATTACGAATATAAACAATAAACCCATAGTATAGAAATGTATTACACCTATGATCACATAGATTCTTTATCTACGACCTTTATACTTCCAGAGACAACCCAAAGCCTCTTACAGGAGATAAAGACCTTATTGCTCATCTATACACATGAAACCTTGAAAATAACCGTCGTAAACAAGCCGGTCGATTATTGTGGTTCCATATGTAAATTATTGAATAAATTAAGCGAAAAAAATTACGAGAAACTAAAAACCGAAATGTTTCTTTTGATTGACAATGTAGAAGGCGAACAAGATATAGATATTATTACAAACCGAATTTTTAACATCGCCAGTAATAATATGAATTTATCCAAATTATTTTCTAAATTATACTACGAACTCATCGTAAAAAATCATTCTTTTTACGATGTTTTCCAGTTACATTTTACGAAACACACAAAAACCCTTTCTGAAATAAAATACGCCAACCCCAACGAAAATTACGACGACTATTGTGATTATGTAAAAAGCATAGACCGATTAAAGTGTGGGCTCTTCTTTTTTAGTAACTTGATGAAATATAAGATAAATACCATCGACCATATGGTGGATCTTTGTTTAGAATTATTGAATACATTGATGCAAGAAATGAAGCATACAGACAATATGGAGTATAAAGAAGAATTGCTACAAAGTATATTTATTATTATTAGAGAAACCCATGAAGAATTATATTTTCATTCTAAATTTGAGACCATTTATACCACCATTGTCTCGTTACAAACGCACGAAAACGCAAACGCAAAGTTGAAGTTTAAATGTTTGGACCTTATAGATTATGTAAAACATTAAACCCGATAATAGTTTAACACCTGATAACCGTTTCTCATATTCCACGACGAAGACGTTTCATTGGTTTTAAATACTTTATTTGTATTTAAAAAGGCTTCGTTTTTCCAATTAAGACGAACCAACGATGGTTCTTCCGCACCATCGTATATATATTCTTTTTCGTGGATGGTCAACAGACAACAAAAATGATTTTTAGTAATGTCTCTTAATAATATAGAATCTAGGCTATACGTAAAGGTGTTTTGAATAGATATGGTTTTATTATCTATGGTATTGGATTCCTTGTCGCTTAATTCTACCCACAATAGATCGTGTTCATAGATTTGTTTAGGTTCCTTGAAAAAGCGATGTCCTTCTATAAACTTATAAGCCCGTTTGTGTTCGGACAAATAATTCAACAAGGACATTTGATAATCGTAAGGATTCCCGTATTCGAGTTTATTCGTAATATGCGCCTCTTTCTTGTATTCTTTAGGGATATTTTCATATATTTTCTGAATAATGTCGTTTGTATTCATTATTTTGGCGAGCGGATTTCCTTGTAAGGTAGCTTCGATCGCCATGTTGTATAAAAACAAAGGGGCTTTTAGTTTAGTTAAAAACGGTTTTAATCCGCGCACCTTTCCGGTGATCATATATTGTCTAAAAAATTTATTGAATTTGCGACCTTTATCGCTTATATAATTTATCATAAATCCTGTATTGAACCAACAATTATACAACGATTGCTTAGGGACAATTAAACGATCTATATTGACCTTGTGGTGTTTAGATAAATTGTCTAAAAATAAGGCTTGAGCCTCTTTATGCCAATAACTGACACACTGTCCGCCTTGGGTTTGTATACGAGGGTTTAAGTAATATTTTAAGATAGAATCATTTAGAGTATAGGACTTCAGGTCAATATTCATACAATTTGTAATCGCCGTAAATATATCGTATTTACGGCTGTATCTAGACTGAATTAAATAGCGATTGATTTCCGGTGAATACGAAGAGGGCTCTAATTCCTTTTTAGGTATTTTAAAACTTTTCGGTGTATGAGTCCGCTTCACTAACGACCGCCTCACTAACTTGCATGTTTTCGTATTCATTTTATACCGACTAGACAATTTACAATGTCCGCTTTTAGTAAACGTACATCCTTTATAACATTTGTTTCTGGGTAAATGGATACACTTGGATTTACATTTCGTATTCGGTTTCATTTATATATATATACATATTATAATTATGCCTATAGAAGAAGATGTACACGTAAAATCCATCCTATTTAAAGAACACGAATATGTTACAAATATTCATAGTATTGAAGAAAAAAATTACGAGTCCTATTTGTATAAGACAACGGTTCACTTCAACGAATTGTCCTATCCGGTCTGTATAGCCATTGGAGATTTAAAAAAGGTGAACGAAGAGTTAGATTATAAGTATGTATATGCTGTGAAATATAGTAAGGTAGTAGGTAAATTGGGGATGTATGAGTTTATAAAGGGTTCGGATACGTCTACTTACGACGAAGGACAACTTCTATTATTCGACAATTACGCGGATCGTATGAAGCTCGACGAGTTGGTACAAACCAAGGAAGAGTATATCACTACTTCTAACAAGACTAAAAATATTTTGATAGAGGGTATTTTAAGCGGAAAATACGAGACGTTGAAATTACAAGTAAAAGGTCATACATTAAATACGCTGAACTTTTACAATGATTTACATACAAAAGGCGAAAATATAAAAGACATAGAATTTATAAATTCCGGCGTTTTAAATCAATCTTTAATTGAAAGCTATAAAGAAAATTATGCAAGCATGTCCTATAACGACGTCTTGCGAATGATACTCGGCGATGATTTCCCTTTATTGGAAGCGTTGGATGAATTTGAACGAAGTAAATCAAACAAGATATCGCCCAATGAGGAATTCAAAGAGGAAGACGATGAACCAGAAGAAGTCAATTTAAACATAGTCGATGAAGTCGGCGAAGGAGACAAAGTCGGAGATGAAGTCGGCGAAGGAGACAAAGTCGGAGATGAACACGGAGATGAAGATAATGAAGACAATGAACTCGGTGAAGACAATGAACTCGGTGAAGGAGATGAACTCGGTGAACCGGTTGATTTAAACAATGTCTCGCCCAACAAATTGAATAGTTCGCTCAAGGTAGCAGTAAACGCCTCGCCCAATGAGTCGAATCGTCTGCCCAATACAGCGTTAAACAATGTCTCGCCCAACAAATTGAATAGTTCGCTCAAGGTAGCAGTAAACGCCTCGCCCAATGAGTCGAATCGTCTGCCCAATACAGCGTTAAACAATGTCTCGCCCAATACAGCGTTAAACAATGTCTCGTCCAATACAGCGTTAAACAATGTCTCGCCCAATACAGCGCCGAAGATATCCTTTAAAAGAAAAAACCTACAACCAAAAAAACTATAATGAGTAATTTATGTACTAATTATAGGAAAGATGAAACGATTAAGCCTTTACACTCTTTTCAAAATGAGGGCTCATGTATTTTTGTAGGTTGAAGTAAGTGAGCTCATCGGTACCGGTGAGATTCAGTAGTTTCTTTAGAGCCTCGTCCGGTAGAATTTTACGACCATTGGCTTTATCTTGGAGGCTTTTTTCGCGGATATAAGCCGTCATTTCCTTGGTCACCTCCGTGCGAGCCATCATAGAACCCTTTTCCTTTTTGAGGAAGACGGCTAAATCGTCGCTGATTTTAGTGGGCTTCACAAAACCACTGGGGGCGCGGGTGCCCTTGTTCTTGTTTTTCTTTTGGTTGAATTTATCTAGAACCTTCATTTCTTTCGAAACTTGCTTTTCAAGAAGTTTCATCGCCAGTTTGGTATTGTTTAGCGTAGCGTTTAGCTCACTCATTAGGACCATTACTTGGCTAAAGGAATCACTCACCGAACTATCCACGGGCTCTACGACTACATTCTCTACTTTGGGTTCAGTCACCTTGGGTTCAGACACCTTGGGTGCCTTGGGCACCTTCGGGGTGTCTACCTTCGGGGTGTCTACCTTGGCAGAGGTAGCCTTTTTAGATTTCGGCGCCACGTCCGATTCGGGTTTTACATTCTTTACGGGCTTACTGGTCGTCATATACACTACGATGTCATTTCTTTTTATATACTTTTAACGCATTTATCTAATGGATTCATATAACGACGGCATCGCAAGTTCGGCGCTTTTACTTACTAATGTTAAAGACGTTAATATATATAAGGCGCACAACGATTGCTTTTCAATATCCGTCGACGGATTATTTATCATGGCGTCGCAAATACTAAAGATATAATGTTTCAAGGTTCTATTTTCAATGAAAATCTGAGTATTATGCACGACATGTAAGCCAGAAATTCCCCTAAATGGATCTCCAAACGGCGGACACAAATCGATGCGCTCTGAACTGGTTAGTCCAATACGATACATCCACATATCCCATAAGGTGTATATGAATTTTTTTAATTGTTTATTGGTTAATTTGGTGACCCATTCTACCTGTGTATAGTTTCCAAGATAGTCTAATTTTTGAAATATACCGGCAAGTTTAGCCTCAATCGTTTGAAGTATGGGTTTTTGCTCTTTGTAGACATGTTTGAAACGTTGGTTATATATTTTTCTTTTTTGGATAGATTGAATAAAATCATCTGGAAACACCTCCATCGTATACGGGTTTTTTGCTCCTTTTTTTTCGATCAGCGTACCAATGGACAAAATATGAAAACCATAAACAAAATTATTTTTATCCCTATAACTAATAAAAAAAATATACTCAATCTCTTTCATCGTTTCCATGGTCAAAAAATCTTCGGTGTTATTACATATACTACGATTGAATACGGCTGGACCCTGGGTCCGATTGAATTGTCTTACGATATATTGTCTCCAAGCTCGCTGTATTTTACGAGAGAATACATAGTGCCTTAAATAATGATGTAAATCGCGTATCATTTCGTGTTTTCTTTTTTGGGGGGTTTTAAATGAAAAATGTTTCATCGTCTCTTTTAATTCTTTTATAGTATAGTGCTCCACGAATAACTTCGGATAATCTTCGTAGGACATCATTTATATATTTTATAATATTTTTTTATATACTAACCATTCTATCCGTATTTGATAGCAATATAAAAATTGATTTAAAGATTTAGGATTAGATATAATAACAATGTCGTCTCTTATCGTATCCGCTAAAGACTTCACGCCTTCCAGCCAAATGATCTTCACCAAGGTGAAAGCCAATAACTCGGGAGGAAAAAGTGTCGGTATCTTGAATGCGATGTCCAAAAAATCGCTTATGGTTCAAACCCCGTTGATGATGAATTGGGGTGTCAACGTGTATGACAATCCGAATGGAACCAAGAGCTACGATTTTGCCCTTCAATTCCCTCGCGAAGAGTTTGCGAATGAAGAGACGAAGAGTTTATTGGCGATGTTGGTTGAGCTAGAAGAAAAGGTCAAAGCCGACGCGGAAAAAAACCCTCGCGATTGGTTTGGTAAATCGACGATGTCTGCAGAAGTGATTGACGCGTTGTGGAGTCCTATGTTGAAATACTCCAAAGACCCTAATACTGGCGAACCCGACAAGACTCGTAGTCCCACCTTGAAAGTGAAATTGCCTCTTTGGGAAAGTGAATATAAGTTCGAGTTGTTTAGCGTAGATCATAAAATTTTGATTCCAAACGAAGATGGTCGTGGACCCGAAGAGTTCATCCAAAAGGGTTCGAATGTAGCGTGTATCATTCAGTGCGGAGGCATTTGGTTCGCGAATGGTAAGTTCGGAGTAACTTGGAAATTGTATCAAGGTGTGGTCAAACAAGTAGATGGTCTGGAACGCGGAAAATGTCATATTCAATTGAATAGTCAGGAAACTCAAGAAACTCCCGAAATGAATAGCCCGGAGGTCTTGGAGCCTAAAGCAGAACCCAATACATACGATAGCGATGGTGAAGCGCCACCAGCCAAAAAGCCACCGGACACAGCCAAAAAGACCAAGGGCAAAAAGTAAGTTAACTTAAATGAATATATATTGTAGATAAAGCATACTCAAATATTTTTTCTTGTATAGTAGGAATACCTCTGTTTTGTATAACGATACTCGGGGTGTCTGTATAGACAAATTCGACCGTCTCATTGCCCAAGGTCAACGAAATGGTTTCACCGAAGGTCTTTGTGTTCACTTCCAAATATATATGTATATTATTATATATATCTATTGACACGTGGTCGGGTAATCTGGGTTTTATTTTTATTTTTATATGTTGTTCTTCGTACCATAACTCGTGATGCCATAAGGGTATATAGACATCGTGTTCTTTCAAATAATAGACGTCTTTATTAAAAAGATTCTCTAAGGTCGGATTTAGTTCGTAAATTTTATAGGTGCTCATGTGTTGTTCAAGTGGTTCTATCATATATTTCTTTAATACTATGTATAGTTTATGAGTATAGTCTTCGTCCATATAAAACAACGGAGACACACGTTTCAAATCTTCTAATAAAAAATCATACGCTTCTTTTATGTTTATATAATGCGTGGAGTCTTTATTTTTATCTGGATGATATTTTAAACACAACGCGTGGTATTGTTTTCGTAAGGTTTTTATCGTAAAGGGTTCCTGTAAATGTAAACGTTCACACGCCTTCGTTCTGTTCATACACTCCTATTGGTCTTCTTTTTAATAGGATTAAAAATGAGACAAATCTTTCTAAATGATAAATGGTTCTATAATTATTATTGTAGTGTGTAAGGATCTCCGTCAAAGACCCCATTTCCTTTTCAAGAATCGCCGTGGTCAATTCGTTGCGTTTGAATAATGCATATACGATATAATAAAAGCAGTCGTGTAGGTTCAAATTATACGTCAATAAATTATATAATTGTTCACGCATAAGAAAATAATCCACCACATCTCCCTGTATAAGGTCGAGTATGGGTTCGCATAATTTAATAGGTTTCAGATTTGTTTTTTTTTCTTTGAGACAAATGATTTCACACGTTCGTTTCAACGAATCGGGTAAACACGATATATGTCGTGTACATAGCATAAATTGTATGTTATGGTCTCTCAAAAATATATAAAAAATATCTAACAATTCGTCTTTAATACAATGAAAATTTTTACACAATACAAAACATGTTCCCATAATTTCCTTACAAATAACTTGAATTTGTTGATATAAGGCGATCCATATATTATATTCGTTGGTACCCAACAACTCAAAATCAATTTCAAAATGAGTATCGCTTATATTGAAATAATATTTATGATCGTTTAAACTAATTTCTATTTTGCGTTTGTAATTTAAACCTGACTTACTATAAGGGCGGATATATTCAAGGGCATATTTATACTTTTGGCTATTTTCTTTACCATAAATGATGTAGTTCATTATACATATATTTAAATTATATTTAAATATAAGAACGCTATTATTACTATGAATGTAATTATCCCTTATTCTATATTTGATGTCAAAAAAATAGTTTTTCAAAAGCCGACCCCCAATAAAATCCCTTATTACAATTCGTTTTATCGACTATTATACAACGAAGAGCATTATACACTTCAAAATATATTAATTGAGATCCCGCCGGGATATATCATTACCAATTACAAAACCAATAAAATCACGATTAGTAATAGTTTTTTATGTTCATTGTCAAATATTGAACAATCTATTTTAAAAAATATAAATCATATTACAAATAAAAAAATAGAAAGGTTGTTATACAACGATTGTATGTATCGGCGTTATATCGCAAATCTAAACGAACCCGAACATCCTATATGGCTAAGACTATCGGGTATTTGGGAGTCAAACGATAAAATCGGCATGACCTATAAATTTATACAACATCGGTATCTACCATAAAATTATCAAGAATGGTCTGTTGGATGCCCATAATAAACAAAGAAAAAAAACCTATAATATACAAGGGAGCCGTCTGGTTTCCGGTATGGTTTCCGGTCTGAAACATAGCAAAAATTAAGAGTACAACGAAGGCGAACAACATTAAATTCAAGAGCGTATTCCAAGAATAATATAGGCTTGGTATTTCCTTTTTATTTATTCTTTCAAAATATTTGTAAGAAACAGCTGTGTCCCATAACAAGACCAATACAATCAAATAAATCGGATAGATTAATGTTTCGAGTGTATTTTCTTCTATAGACAAATAGGAAATCAAAGAAAATATAATAATTAAATTACCCCATATGCTGGCGCTCGCAGGACCAATCGATCCGTCTTTCGACGATGTAAATACAGTTAATAATAATTTGCTTAAGATACCTATCGACGCAAACGTAGTCAATACCGTCTTGGGGAAGTCATTCATAAAATAAGGTTATATTTTTTTTGTATATATTCTTTGATATCTTCTATTTCTCGGCTTTCTATCTCTAATTTATAAAACATCGGTTTTTTCATATTGGATGTTTTATAATACACATAATCGCCGTATTTTCCTTTACGAATGCTATAATCTTTATTGAAATGTATAAGGTCTTCTATGTATTCACATGGGAATTGTTGTCGGTCGATATAGTCTTGTATTTGGTCGTAATGCGTCCAATGCAACAAAGATTTTTTTTGTTTATTATATTCGCTATAAAATCCGTAAGGTCCTTTTTTTATTATGACGGGTTTTTTTTTATACAAACCACAATGTAAGCTTACTTGTGGGGGTTTTACAACCTCTATAACGACCTTTTTATCCACATCTTTTTTAAATTCTACAAATATATCCTCCCATAGTCCGGTTTCCTCTATTTCGTCTAATTTTGTCTCCATGCGCCTGGTGTAGTCGTATTCAAATAAATGTTTGTAATATGTATAGCAAAACTCGGCGACCTTTTTACCCAATTCGGTTACGCTTATTTTGTTGGTTTCTTCGATTCTATAGGGTTCGCATTCTTTTGTAACGACACGGTTTCGTAGAACATACGTGATATGTTGTCGCGGTGGACCTTTT